CAGAGTCGGAGAAGACCTTTATCCACAAGGGAGTGGCTAGCAGAAGCTTTAAACGAGCGTGGACTTTATCCGACGACACCGAAGTCAGAGACGTATCATTCGAAGACGGACTCCTCAGAATCATCCTTGGAAAAATAGTCCCAGAACATCACGCACGTAAGAACTATCTTTAAACCAATACAATTGAGTAGAAATCAGTAGCGGTTGCGACAGATTTTTGTATCACTATGATACATAATGACTATATAATTTAGACCTATGGAGGAGACGATGCACTTTACCACCGCCGCCTTAACATTTGGAACAGTAATGACTCTTTTCTTTGGGGGAACGCTCGCCGCCGTTCTACCCTGATACATCCTGAATAAATAAAACTGAATATCGTCGGCGCAGACGGGGAGGTAACTGGCACAAACCAGTTGACACCTCCCCTTTCTATTGGTAGAATGATTGGAGAGAAATTTTGTAAATGTCGGTAAAACTTGCATTATTGAAGTCTGGCGAAAATGTAATCGCAGACATCAAAGAACTCATTTCTGATGATAAAATCTGTGGATATCTGTTTACAAATCCACAGAAGATTAAACTCTCGGAAACCATGTATATTGGTGAAGAACCACCAGAACTTGATTCTGTTGGTGTGACATTTTCTCCTTGGATTGTTTTTTCTAACGATAAAGAAATCGCAGTAAGACCTGATTGGATTGTTACAGTTGTAGATCCAGTCAAAGATATAATTAAATTGTATACGGAGCACGTAAATGGAACAGATAGTGAAGTGTCTTCTACTGAAGAATGATACGGTATTGATTACTGAGATTGTAGAGGTCGGTGCCGATATTGGAGAACCAGATTGTAAACTGACTAAACCCTTTATTCTCAAGAAGCAATCCGAAGAGTATTATTTGGAACCTTGGATTGACTTTTCCCCACAAACTGATTATATGATTAGTTCTGAGAGTATCCTTACTCTTGCAGACCCAACACCTGATTTGCTAGCAAAATACTTTGAGATGATTGCCTGATGCGCTTTTACACCAACGTGCAGATGGTCGGGGATAACTTCCTAGTCCGTGGTTATGAGAATGGTCGCCATTTCATGACTAAGGAGAAGTTCTACCCGACTCTTTTTGTCCCTTCTAAAAAAGAATCCAAGTATCAAACTCTGACTGGTGAGTATGTAGAACCAGTGAAACCAGGAACGGTAAGAGAATGTCGTGATTTTATCAAGAAGTATGAGGGCGTAGAGAACTTTAAAATCTATGGTAATACTGGATACATCTATCAATACATTTCTAAAATGTATCCAGAAGAAGAGATTAAGTTTGATACCAACAAAATCAAGATTACCACGATTGATATTGAGGTTGCATCCGAGAATGGATTCCCTGATGTAGAATCTGCCGCAGAGGAAGTTCTATTGATTACCATTCAGGATTATGCGACCAAACAGATTCGTACCTGGGGTAAAGGTCCATTCAAGAATAAGCAAGAGAATGTAATCTACAAGGGATTCAGAACCGAGTATGAACTCCTGAATGATTTTATTCATTGGTGGATGTATGAAGGAAACATTCCTGAGGTTGTGACTGGATGGAATAGTGAACTGTATGATATGCCGTATCTTGTGCGGCGTATTGAGAGGATCCTTGGTGAAAAGTTGATGAAACGACTTTCTCCTTGGGGTCTTGTAACTGAACGTGAAATCTTTATTGCTGGTCGTAAACACATTGCATATGATGTTGGCGGTATTACTCAACTTGATTATCTTAATCTTTATAAAAAGTTTACATATAAAGCACAAGAATCCTATCGTCTGGACTACATAGCTAGTGTAGAACTCGGGCAGAAGAAACTAGACCACTCTGAGTTTGATACCTTTAAAGACTTCTATACTAATGGTTGGCAGAAGTTTGTAGAATACAACATTATTGACGTGGAACTTGTTGACCGTATGGAAGACAAGATGAAACTGATTGAACTTGCAGTCACTATGGCATATGATGCTAAGGCAAATTATGCTGACGTTTCTTCGCAAGTCCGTATGTGGGATACGATTATTTACAACTATTTGAAGAAAAAGAATATCGTCATCCCTCCAAAGGAAAAATCAGACAAGGACTCAAAATATGCGGGAGCATATGTCAAGGAACCGATTCCTGGAAAGTATGATTGGGTGGTGTCTTTTGACCTTAACTCTCTCTACCCTCATCTTATTATGCAGTACAACATCTCGCCAGAGACGCTCCTTGATGAGAGACACCCATCAGCAACAGTTGATAAAATACTTGGTGAAGAAATAACGTTTGAGATGTATAAGGACAATGCGGTTTGTGCTAACGGTGCTATGTACCGTAAGGATGTCCGTGGATTTCTTCCTGAACTGATGGAAAAGATCTATAAGGATCGTACCATCTACAAGAAGAAGATGCTTGCTGCTAAACAGGATTATGAAAAGACACCTACAAAAGCACTTGAAAAAGAAATTGCCAGATGTAACAATATCCAGATGGCACGTAAGATTCAACTGAACTCTGCTTATGGTGCTATTGGTAATCAATACTTTCGTTACTATAAACTTGCTAACGCAGAAGCAATCACCCTCTCAGGACAGGTCTCCATCCGCTGGATTGAGAACCGAATGAACGGATATCTAAATAAGATTTTGCAAACGGAGGATGAGGATTATGTCATCGCATCCGATACTGATTCGATCTATCTTAATATGGGACCTCTTGTTACTAAATTTCTTAGTAATAAGTCTGACGATAAAACAGCGGTTGTTTCCTTACTTGATAAGATCTGTCAAGACAAGTTGGAACCATTCATCGAACAGTCTTATCAGGACCTTGCGGATTACGTTTCGGCATATGAACAAAAAATGATTATGAAGCGTGAGAACATCGCAGAACGTGGTATTTGGACCGCGAAGAAGCGATACATTCTCAACGTATGGAACAGTGAGGGAGTCCAATACAATGAACCCAAACTGAAGATGATGGGTATTGAGGCAGTCAAGTCTTCTACACCTGCACCCTGTCGCAAGATGATTAAGGATGGTCTCAAACTAATGATGAATGGGACCGAAGAAGATGTGATTGATTTTATTGATCAGTGCCGTAAGGACTTTAAGGCACTTCCGCCAGAAGAGATTGCATTCCCACGCTCCGTATCTGACGTTGTGAAGTATAGATCTAATGCTGACATTTACATCAAAGGAACTCCCATTCATTGCCGTGGAGCACTTCTCTTTAATCATTACATTAAGGAGAAAAAACTGACCAATAAATATTCACTTATTAATAACGGGGAAAAGATTAAGTTCCTCTATTTGAAAAAACCGAATATTATTCAGGAGAATGTAATCTCCTTCATTCAAGACTTCCCAACAGAACTCGGTCTTGACAAGTATATTGACTATGACCTACAATTTGAAAAGAGTTTTGTAGAACCACTTAAGTCTATCTTGGATGCGATTGGGTGGAATGTTGAGAAAACTGTAAACCTTGAACTATTTTTTGGATAATGGATTTTTTAAAAGATATTGTAAAAGAGATTGGTGATGACTACACCAAACTCGCGGCAGACATTGACGAGACTGAAACTTATGTGGACACAGGTTCGTACATTTTTAACGCACTGGTTTCAGGTAGTCTATTTGGTGGTGTATCTGGCAATAAGATTACTGCTATTGCTGGAGAGTCTTCTACTGGAAAGACTTTCTTTTCTCTCGCTGTGGTTAAGAATTTTCTTGATTCTAACCCCGATGGTTATTGTCTCTACTTTGATACTGAGGCTGCCGTCAACAAGTCCCTACTTGAATCTAGGGGTATTGACCTCAATCGGTTAGTTGTAGTCAATGTTGTTACTGTTGAGGAGTTTCGTAGCAAGGCACTCAAAGCAGTAGACATATACTTAAAAAAATCTGTAGAAGAACGCAAACCTTGTATGTTTGTGTTAGACTCTTTAGGTATGCTTTCCACAGAGAAAGAAATTACTGACGCACTCAACGACAAGCAAGTTCGGGACATGACCAAATCCCAACTTATCAAAGGTGCCTTCCGTATGCTCACACTCAAGTTGGGGCAAGCAAATATTCCCATGATTGTTACTAACCACACCTACGATGTCATTGGTGCTTATGTTCCTACAAAGGAAATGGGAGGCGGTTCTGGTCTTAAGTATGCTGCTTCTACTATCATCCATCTCTCAAAGAAAAAGGAGAAAGACGGAACAGAAATTGTTGGAAATCTTATCAAG